AAGAAATCGCTCTTGTCATTGATGAGAATGTTGAAGATATTAAAATCACTTTGATTTTCTTGGAGAGTAAGGGCTTGCTGACTAGAAAAAATGACAGAGATTATTTCTTAGAACAGGTTCCTGAGATGGTTGGGAGCGAAACGGCGAGCACTCGTAGAAGTCGCAAACATAGAGAGTTGAGGGGGTTGCATTGCAACACTATTGCAACAACTTGCAACGGAGATATAGATATAGAGAAAGATATAGATACAGAGATAGAGAAAGATATAGATGAAAATCCAGTCGCACTCATCGTGGAAGAATATCAGTCTCGTATCGCTCCGTTGGATGGAACTCAATTTGAAATCTTGAAAGAGTTCATTACTTTGGATGGTATGGAAGCGAAAGTTGTTCTGAAAGCAATTGGTCTTGCTGCTGACAATGGTAAAAGGAATTTTAGTTATATCCGAGCGATTTTGACGAATTGGAAGAATGATGGAGTTTTGACTATTGCAGCAGTCGATGAACGTGAGCGAGCGTACCAAGAAAGTAAAATCAAGGGTCAGTCAGGGAATCAAAAATCAAACGTTCCTGAATGGTCACAACCTAACTATGTGAATACGACGAGTAAGGAGACCAAGGAAGAGTTGGAAAAACGGAAACAGGAAATGCTGAAGCGTTTGGATAATGGAGGTGGCTGATGTTTATTTTAAAGCATGGGACAAGAGAGGATAAACCTTTCTTGATGTCTGCAACCATTGGTGTGACTGGAATTGATGTTTCGTATTCGGACGAGCGGAAAGCTATGCGGTTCATTTCTCGTGCAGTTGCGTTGCAGGTAGGCAAGGCATTGAGAGGTTCTTTTGGGAATTTCTATCCAGTTGAGGTGAAGGGATGATAGGAGGTATTGATCATTAAAAAAATGACAGTCTGGGCACTCTTTGATAGTGGGAATGGTTCTTATTTTAAGGGTGCTAACTCTCTGAATAGTTCGGGGGGGGCGAATATTGAAATCTATTCAATCGGAATGGATATAGAAAACAAGAACAATCATTTCATAAATTTGAATCTTGCCGATTACAAACGCTTATTTGGAGACAACACACTTTTTGATACGCTTGACAAATTGCCACGCCCAGATTTAATCATAGCTAGCCCACCATGCGAATCATGGTCAAATGCTTCTGCCATGGAAAACGGGAATGCGTGTTGGAAACGCAATGATGTGTCTGATAGCTTGTTTGCTCCACAAGTAAGACCTTCACCGTTCACGATCAGGGCAAATAAGGATTACGAGTCAGCCTATATAAATTATCAGTACGACAGGCAATTTTTAAAAAGGGTCAATGGCGAGCTAACAGCTTTCAACACAATAGAAATCATAAAAAGATATAGACCACAATTTTGGGTTATTGAGAATCCAGCAGCTGACAGACTGTGGCCCTACATTGAGGATATTATTGGATTCAGAATTCCATACAAAAACCTAGCTAGATACAATAATTATGATTATCCTTTACAAAAGCGGACGATTTTTGGAAGCAATATTGAACTTAATCTTAAGAATAAAATTATCAAGCAGGACATAGAGTGGAAGAACTTCTCAAAATCATACAACGAGAGATCTAATATACCTGAAAAATTGGTGTCAGAAATTTTCGAAAAAATCTACAAGGAGTTTTGCAAAGACGATTGAGCTCTACTTCATTTATAACGGTCACCGCAAGATACTCATTGGGAGTTTTGGCCATATACATAGCGCAATCAATGAATTAAAGAAACATCAAGCTAGTTACTCAGCAATCAGTCATCCACGTTTTCGGAAAAGCATGAGTGATGAAAATATCAGGATTGATTACAGAGCAGCTGATTGCTACTACTTGATTACGAAGAAAAGAGAGGAAAAGTAAGATGAATACAAAAATGAATTTGGAAGAAAAGGTTCAACAGTGGTTTGTTGACAGAAACCTGCATGAAGCAAATCCTGTCAAACAGTTCTTGAAGTTGATGGAAGAGTCAGGAGAATTATTTGAAGGTATCGCAAAGGATAAATCTGAACTGATCTATGATGCTCTTGGAGACATCCAGGTAGTATTGATTGGATTTGAACAACAGATTAAGAATGGGGCTCAGATTTCAGCCAATCAACAGGAACTTGAATTGCTTCTGATGGTTTCTAGTCTAGGTAATATCGCTCAGAAGCTATACGCTCATGTCTGTCACAATGAGACACAGATTCCTTTAATCAAAGCAGACTTGATGTTTCTTGACAGTGTGGTTAGTACGGTTTCGTTTTGTAATGGAACTACAGCTGAAAGTTGCTTAGAAGAAGCTTATGAAGTCATCAAGGACCGCAAAGGTAAGATGATTGATGGGGTGTTTGTTAAAGAGGAGGATTTATAAAATGAAAAAACTAGGAATTATTATTGGTGTATTACTTGTAACAATTGTCTCACCGTTTGTTGTTCAATTTGGTTGGAATGAGATTGTAACGACAATCCTCCCGGTCGGAAAGATTTCATTTTGGCAAGCTTTGGGAGTAGATGCTTTACTAAGCTTCATAAATCCAACAATCTATAGTGATGAAGAAATTTCAAAAAAACTTACCCAAGCTATTTCAAAGATCATATATTTTGCATTTATTCTGTGGCTAGCTAGTTTGTTCATTTAAGGAGGATCTGCCAGATGATTGAAATAAATGGTAAAAACTACGAAGTCCATAAAGTGAAATTCACAAAGAAGGATTTAAAAAACTTAAAAAAAGGAGAAACACTTATTTTTATCTCCGAAGAAGCTAAACAAGCCATAACTGTTAGTTTGGAGGACAAGGAGTGAGATATTTTAAAATCCTATGTGTTGTTTTACTCGCATCATTCCTCGTGGCATGTCACCAGATTTCGAGTGGGACAGTAGTAGATAAGTACATTGATGAACCTCATACAACATTCATACCCGTGGTGTCTGGGAAAAGTTCGGTACTTGTACCAACAAGAACCAAAAGAAGATATATTCTGGTCGTTTCTGGATATGTAGGAAATAAGCACGTTGAAGAAACATTTGAAGTGACAGCCCAGGAATACAAATACTATAAAATTGGCAACACTTTTACACAAGATGCCGTTTTAGAAAATGAAGGAGGGGAAGAAAATGATTGAATTTATTAAAGAATTTGGAATAACTTTTCTGTGCTTTTTTATCGGTTACTCAGTTGTTGAATGTGTGACAGGAAAGGAAAAGAAAGATGATCAATAATGTTACGTTAGTAGGCCGCTTGACTCGTGACCCGGAGTTGCGATACACACCATCAAATGTTGCAGTTGCGACTTTCAGTTTGGCAGTGAATCGCAATTTTAAGAATCAGGCAGGTGATCGTGAAGCTGATTTTATCAGTTGCATCATGTGGCGCAAGCAAGCTGAAAATTTTGCAAACTGGATCAAAAAGGGTGCTCTTGTGGGAATCACTGGCCGCATCCAGACTCGTAGCTATGACAATCAGCAAGGTCAACGTGTCTATGTTACGGAAGTGGTAGCTGAAAGTTTTCAAACTCTTGAAAAGAAGGATAATACTGCGAACCAGTCAAGCATGGAAAACCAAATGCCACCAAGTTTTGGCCAAGGCGAGCCAATGGATATTTCAGATGATGATTTGCCGTTTTAGTGGGGTGTAAGAAATATGGTTGGAGTAACCTATCAGGAAATTCATCTCTTTGTTGAATTTTTGAAAGAGCAGTATGGGCAAGGTCGTCCAGACTATATTGAAGCCCTGAACGACTTAGACGGTCTGGTGGAAGTATCCTACAGAGAAGCTATTGAAAGATTTTTAGAAGATGAATTACGATAAAAAGATTGTGATTGACGGACTGAAACGCACAATCGAGCAAAACGAAGAAAAGATAATCGAGTATTCTAAGCCGTGCGATTCACGCAAGAGGCGGATTAGAGCGCTTGAACGCGATTTGTTGAAGAAAAAGAATAAAGAGCTAGAAGAAAAGATAAAGGAGTTGGAAGATGAATAAAAAAGAATTGATTGAGAAATATGAAGGTGAGTTTCCCTCTATCGGTATGAATAACTCTACTACAATTAAGTTCAAGTTGCTGTGGGATGATATCTTGGAACTAGACGAACCGCAGAAAGTCAAAGTTCCGCCGTTTGTATCGGTTTGGTATAGGATAAACAAAGATAATTTATATAAAAACATTGCATATCTTTGTGCGAATTGGGTAAAATCGACAACTGACGATACACTCTTTAACTGGATGTCGAATACAGATAACTTTATCGAAATTCTCGTCAATATGCACCGATTTGGCTACGAGGTCGAGAAAGAGAAGCGGTATTTGGTGAAGATTAAAGGTACTGAACAATACTTAGAAAAAACTGGATCAGCAATTCGTTTTAGTTCATTGTTCAAGTCTGCTTTTACAAGAAAAACTCTCGAAGAAGCCAACTTCGG